GTTTCCCAGTCACGATCCGGAGGACCAAGGGGAGGGCCCGGAGACCCCACAATCGATAGCGGAAATGGATGACGACATGCTGCAACAGCACATCACCAAACTGCAGGCGCGCCGGGCGCATGATGGGAAGGGAGAGTAAGTGTTATGAACCTGATCAGAGATGTAATAACGGCATTCCGGTTGGCGAGACTAGGGATTGAGATTACACTGAAAAACCCTTTCTTTGGCTTTCCGGTAGAGATTAAGATTGAGCTAAACGAAGAGTTAAAATGGTGCATTCTTTTCGAGCTTTGGGTGATAACGTTCTTGGCAACGATAGGCAGGATTCATGGCGCATAACAGGGAACAGGAGGAGGCGTTGACCATTGGACGGGACCGGCGATCTTGAACTGCTGAGCCTGCTGGAAGAGCAGGACAAGCGTCTCGCGCGGGATAGCTTCCTGTCCTACTACATGCGGATGACAGGCTTCGCGCCTGAGCCACACCACAAACTTGTTTGTCGACTTTTGCAGTCCGTCGAGGAAAACAAGGTTGATCGTGCGATGATTTTCTTGCCCCGCAGAATGGCGAAGAGCACGCTTTGCACCCAATTATTTCCATCATGGATCATCGGGAAATATCCCGAGGAAAAGATTATGTCTGCGGTCCACACTCAGCACTATGCCGCGAAGACAGGCAAGATCGTTCGCAATTATCTGCGCTCGAGCCTGTATCCATTCGAAACCCAACTCGCCAAGGACAGCCAAGCCAAGGACCAGTGGGCAACCACTGAGGGAGGCGAGTACAACGGGTTTGGACTGATGGGGGGCAGTACCCACGGTAATCCGGCCAGTTTTCTGATCAGTGACGATCTGATTAAGGGTCGTAAAATGGCCCTTTCGGAGCACATGCGAGACGAGGCTTGGGAAACATATAAGGCTGATCTGGTTTCATCATTGCAGGGCAGGAAAAAGCAGTTGCTTGTCACGACACGCTGGCACATGGATGACATCGCTGGGCGGATCCTACCGGAAGACTTTGACGGCAAGACCGGTTGGTACAAAGATCGAGAGACCGGAGAGTGCTGGTTTGTCCTATCTTTGCCCGCGTCTGCGGAGTTCGAGGATGACCCCCTGAACCGCGCAGTCGGTGAATACATGTGGCCAAGCGAGTTCTCGGACAAGTTCGACGCCGCCAAGAAGCGAGGCGGATACCTTTGGTCAGCGCTCTACCAGCAGCGCCCAAGCCCGGAAGAAGGCTTGATGTTCACCCAGGAGCATATCAGCCGGTACAACCCCGCCGATCTGGATATGACCCGCATGCAAATCTACGGGTCGAGCGACTATGCGACCAAGGACGAGGCTGGGGCGCCCGACCCGGATTACACCGTGCATATGGTCTGGGCTGTGGATCCCGAGTGGAACATCTACCTACTGGACATGTGGCGCGGACGAACCCTGTCGGATCAATGGGTCGCGCACTTCATTCGCCTGGTCAAGAAATGGAACCCGCTGCGTTGGGGGGAAGAATCCGGCCAGATCATCAATTCCGTGGGTCCGTTCCTCACAACAATGATGCAGCAGGAGGGCGTTTTTTGCAGTCGGGTGCAGATCACATCGAGCGTCAACAAGGAACAGCGCGCGCATTCGCTGCTTGGCATGGCCAATATGGGTAAATTCTACCTGCCACATCGGCACATGATCCCGCCATATTTTCTTGAGCACCTTGATGCGTTCGAAAAGGAACTACTGCAGTTCCCGACAGGCAAGCACGACGATACGGTCGACACCGCAACATTGTTCGCACGCATGCTGAACCGGATCATCGCGGGCAAGAAACCAGACGGGAAAAAGAAGAGTTCACCTCACGGTCAAACGATGGATGATCTGTGGAGTGAGCACGACGCCAAGATGAACCGGGATAAGGACTGGTAGCGCTGTCGTATTCTGCCGCACTGACACTGCCCGCTGACCTATGTTCCCTGCACAACCTTGCAAGGAACTGTGATGAACCTGAACCCAGAAATTGTTTCATCCACCGCAGCGGGCAAGAGCGGTCAGGATATCGTGCCGTTCCAGAGTATCCGCGATATGGAGCAGGATCAGGCCGAGAGCGGATCCGAGGCAGAACAGCAGGGCCCGGATGATGAATGGCGGTTCTGGGACGCGCAAATTCGTGCCGGTCTCGTGCATGAACGCCGCTGGCGCACAGAGGCACTGGATTGTGAGGCGCTCTATTTCGGTCCTGACAACGACCCAAAGAGCAATTCCGCGACCGATGGCGCCGATTATGTCGACAACAACCGGATCACGGACAAGGTAGCGCTGATCCACAGCAATATCGAAGTTCTCAAACCCATGCTCTATTCGGACACGCCGCAGCCAGTGGTGCGCCGGCGGTTCCGCGGTGACGGCAAGGTTGATGAAACCGACATCATGGCGGCCGAGGCCGGCCAGCGCCTGGCAACCTATCTGCTCGACACCGAGCCCTTTGATGACGTCATGGAAGCGGTGCGCGATGACTGGTTGATCGCAGGCCGCGGCGCAGGGCGGGCCATTTACAAGGCCGATATCGTCAATGTCGACATTCCCCACCCCGACACCGGGGAAATGGTGCAAATCCCCGCAAAGGCTGACGAGAGCGTTTGCCCGAGATATTCGGAGTGGCGCCGCCTGGTTCTCGCCCCATCGCACAATTGGGAACAGATGCCGTGGATTGCGCTTGAAACACCAATGACGCGGACGCGGATCGCCAAGCGGTTCGGCGAGGAAATCGCGGCGCAATTCACGTTCAACAGCAAGGGTCTGAAAGATTCATCGGCAGGCATTTCCGACACCGACCGGGAACGCGATGAAACCATGATTTCCGACGCGGAGACCGGCGAGCCTTCAATCAACCCGTTCGATACGGCGATGGTCTGGGAGATCTGGGACAAGGAACGCCGTATCGTGGTCTGGTGGTCACCATCCTTCACGGGCGGTATCATCGAAAAAGAAGACGATCCGCTTGGCCTTGAAGATTTCTGGCCGATGCCAAAGCCCCTACTGGCAACAGCAAAAGGCCAGCAGCTTACGCCACGTCCCTCGATCAAGTACTATGAGCGCCGAGCCAAGGAAATTGACCTGGCAACCGAGAAGATGCGCGAAATCCTGAAAACGCTTTCCGTGTCAGGCCTATTTCCGGGCCAGATGCAGAACGAAGTCAAAAAGTTGCTCGACGGCACAAGCAAGATGATCGCAGTGGAATCGTGGATCAACCTTATGGAGAAGGGCGGCACGAACAACATTATCCAGTGGCTACCCATGCAACATATGATCACGGCCATTCAGGCGCTGATCACGCTGCGAGAGCAATCCAAACAGGCGATGTTCGAAGCCTCTGGCGTATCTGACGTCATGCGCGCGCAAGGAGATCCCAGCGAGACCGCCACAGCGCAGAAACTGAAAGGCCAGTACGCCGGCATGCGGCTTTCATCGCAACAGCGCCAGATCGCGACCTATGCGCGTGATTTCCTGCGGATCCTTCTTGAGATTGCGCTGGAACACTTCGACACCGAGCGCCTCGCAGACATCACAAGCCTAGACCTGCCAATGACGGAGATGGACCGCCAAGCGGCCATGCTGCAACAGCAGTTGGCGCAGGCACAGTTTGAAATGGCCATGAAGGAATACCAGCAGACGGCGCAGATGCACCAGCAGGCTCAAGAGGCCAAGTTGAACATCGGCCCGATGCCTGAACCCCCGGAAGAACCCAAGTTCGAGCGCATCCCTGAAACAAGCTGGGAGCTGGTACATGATCGGCTACGCTCGGACTACAAGCGCAAGATCAGCCTGACGATCGAAACATCCTCGACCATCCTCGCAGACGAGGCCGCCGACAAGGAAACGCGGGTGGAATTTCTCAAGGCGTTCGCCATGTTCGTCACCGAGTTGATGCCGCTGGCTGGGTCTGGCGTGGTCGACTTCAAAACAGCCAAGGAATTGCTCATGTTCGGCATTCGCGGCTTCCCGAAGTCCCGCACGCTGGAAGGCCTCATCGCCTCGCTGCCCGACGAGCCGCAGGGCGAGCCGCCGGAGGATACCCAAGTCACAATCACCAAGCTGCAGGGCGAGATTGACCAGATGCTCAAGAAGATGGACCTCGCCGACAAAGAGAAAGAGCGCGAGCACGAAACCAAGATGAAGGGCGTTGATCTGATGGCAGACGCTGCCGCTATCGCCGCCGAGCCCGGAACCCCACCGCAACCCCAACCGTTCGCATAGACAACCGTAACCCCAGAGAGGAAAGATCATGTCAAAAGACGAAACCGCCATTGAGGCAGAACTGCAAGCCAAAGGGCTTACTGCCCCGCGCCTGACTCCAGAACACATCGACGGTTGCATCATCGGCGAGGACTATCACGTATTCGAAAGATCTTGCCTGACAGTGTGCGCGCTGACCTTGCGCAATGGCTTCACTGTCACTGGCGAAAGCGCTTGTGCATCGCCTGAGAACTTTGATGCGGAGATTGGCCGGAAGATCGCTCGATCAAACGCGCGTGATAAAATTTGGGCCCTTGAGGGCTATCTGCTCCGGACGAGCCTTCACTGCGGCAAGCAGGTAGATGAGGTCTGATCATGCAGAGATATCGTAAAAAGCCAGTCGTGATCGAAGCCGTTCAGGTTCCGAGACCAGAGCAAGTTTCGCCGCAAGATATTGATGAATTGCGTGAATCCATAAGTAATATGGGGATTGACCCCAGCGAGAACACAAACCTTTCGGAAATTTGCACAAGCATGAAATCCGAATCTATCGCCGAATGGTGCGGCGGGGTTCGGGAGCACGACGCCGTCGATGGTCCCTGCATCCTGATCAATACGCTGGAAGGTCAGATGAAGGCCGTGCCGGGTGACTGGATCATCAAGGGCGTTCAGGGCGAATTCTACCCCTGTAAGCCAGACATCTTCGCAGCGACGTATGAGGTGGCGTGATGCCCCGCTATGAGATGACCCCGGAGCGACACACCGAGATATTCGGACCACCTAGCCGAGAAGATCCCGGTGTTGGCCGTTCACGCCTCTGCAGGACATGCGGCGGATGGCATAAACTGTCTGCATGGCCCCACAACTGCCGCCCCCCGCAGATCGGCCCCACGCAGAAACTGGCCGCGCCGCAGTTGGCGCCAAGTTTCGAGCCATTCAAGACTGGCAAGCTCGATACCGCAGAGGTCATCGGCTCTCGCGGCGACAAGCGCGAGTACATGAAGCGGAATGATTTGGTAGAGTACGACACCGGCATTGGGGACCGCAACGATTGGGTCGAAGAATACGATAACGGCCGCCAGATCGTTGCAGATATCAAGCGATTTCACGAGACGGACCCCGAAAACCTGTCACCGGATCTCAAGGCGCAGCGCATGGATGACGCTGGAAGTTTGGACGAAGGCACGGAAATCGAGACGGAGAACATGGAGATTGTGAAGTGACCAAGGCCCCAGACCTGTTGCCAGAGCGCGCTGGCGAGACCGACGAGGAACGCCGCTTGCGCGAGGCAGTCAATCGGCTGACCGGGCAGCTGATGGGAACGTTGGACGCCGCATTGCGACTCCGGTCAGCCCCCAATGAGGCACAGAAATTCCGCCATGTCGCGCGATCACATCTTGTCGAATTCTCCCTCAAAGCCATGCACGCCCAGGCGATAGCAATAGAAGCCCGCAGCCCGGATCAGGTTGCAGCGGAGTGAATTGCCGCAATTCAGGGCGATTGCCGGGCAGTTTCATTGCATCTTGCCCATTCGTTTGACCAGGAGACACATCATGACCGCCGTTGATATCACCAAGACACTGACCAAGAACGTCCCCCAGGGCAGCAAGATCACGTTCAAATATCCTGATGGCGTGAAATCTGCGGATCTCGATGCAGATGGGCCGTGCATTCTCAATTGCATCACAAAACAAGCAACGTTTTCAACGTCCGGTCAGTTTTCGGTCAAGTGCAACAAGGCCTCGATCGTCGTAACCGTCCTGGGCAACGTCACCTATCAGGCCGGTGAAACCGTTTACCTGATCATCAACCGAAAAGCCTAAGCAGAGGATACCCCAAATGGCCGACGAGAAAGAAGCAATCGACCCCAACGAAGATCCCCACATCTTTGGCCAACCTGCCACCGAAGACGATGGCACCGCCGATATGATCCGCAAACTTGTCGATGACATGAACGCGGATGATGGCGATGACGATGGCGGATTTGATCAGCCTATGTCGGACCGGGAATCGGAACTGCCTGATGTTGTCGGCCCGGATGAAGGCCATGACCTTCTCGACAAAACGAAGGACATCAAGACCGAGGCAAAGGACGAATCGGCAAAGGACGAATCGGCAAAACCCGACGAAGAACCAAAGCCTGAAAACCAAGATGAAAAGGCAGCAAAGCCTGACGACGACGCCGAGAAGGAAACCAAAGAGGCAACAACAGACGAAGCCAAAGAGGTTCCGGACCTCAAGGCCGCTGCCGTTTCCGACCTTCTCGAAGGTGTTGCCGATGATCGCCGCTCCGAGATTTCCCGGCGCCTTGGTGAAGCCTCTCAAATCATGGACGTGTTCAAGGATCATTCCGCAGAGCTTGAACGCCACAGCACGACGCCAAAAGCTGCCATGAACCGCTTGATTGAGCTGAATTCATTCGCCCAGAAGAACCCCGATGAGTATCTGGCCTGGGTTTCCCGAGAAACGGGCGGCGACAACCCGGCCAAAGCACTTGAAGGCGCGGCGAAGCTTCTTGGCTACAAGATGGTCAAGGATGTTCCCGAGACCCCGGAGGTTGATGAATATGCAACCGATCGGGAGCGCGAACTGATCGAGGAAAACGCGCGTCTGAAAGCAGCGCAACAGCAACCGCAGCGCGACTTTGGCCCCGATACGCCAGATCGACAGCAGGTCCGCAGTGTTCAAGATACATTGCAGAATTTCGTTGGCGAGACTGACGAGAGCGGGTCACTGAAACGGCCACATTGGGAACTTCTGGCCCCTCAGATCGGACAGATGGCATCAAGGATGGCCACCGAAGTTGGGCGTCCACTCAACACCAATGATCTGCAGACCATCTATGACCAAGCGGTATCGCAGGCGCGATCAGCGTTTGTGCCCGCTGGTGAACAGCCAGCCCCAGCCGAACAGGGCGGCAATACTGCCGCACAAGCAGCGCAGGCTGTGACAGATACGATTGCAAGGAAAGCGGCCGCCGCCACGAAGGCACAGCGAGCCAGCAAAAACATTGACGGAACTGGCCAGGGTGCCCCCCGTCGCCCCGCGTTGTCACAAGACGCCTCTCTTGATGCTGTCATTCGGCATTATGCTTCGGCACAACAGGAGAATTAGCGCGGGCCTCGCCTTTGAGGTGAATCATGCCTAACCCGAATTGGGGAGAAGTGGCGACGGCAACGCTGGCGCACCGTCGCAAATTCATTGCTGACGCAGTATCGAAGAACAACATCCTGTACTTTGAGCTGCGCCGCCGTGGCCGCATCCGCACGATTGGCGGCGGTCGCACCATCACCACACCGATCATGGTTGGAGATGAAAACG